CGCCCCCCGCCCGCAGGATAAGCTCCGGCCCCTCCTCGCCAGCCACAAAAGTGCTCTCGGCGTTGGTGGTGCCGTTCGCGTGGCCGGGGACGGTGCCGCTGGAATTGACCCGCACATTGACCGTCGTATTTGCGCTGGAAAGCGCCGCCGTTACCGCATTGGCTACTTCCTGCGCCGCCGCGACTGCGTTGGTCTTTCCGGCCCGGATTTGGTTTGCGTAGGCGCTGATGGTCGCCGTGGCGCTGGCCGCCGCCTCGTCGCTGAGGTTCATGTCTTGGACGGTGGCCTGCATCTCCTGCTCGATAGCGTCCATCTGGGCGGTAAAGTCCGTCACCCAATCCGCCGTCATTGCAGCCACTTCCTGCTGCCGGGCGCTGACCTCTCCGACCGTGTTGGCAAGGGCCGCGACGGCCTCTGTGTCGCCGCTCTGAATGGCCTGCGCCATGCTGGCCGCCAGCCCTGCGGCCTGTTCGCTGCCGTCCTGCGCGTAGGCCATCAGTGCCTCGTAATTTTCCTGTGTAATGCCCAAATCCTCTGCCGAGGTATTTTTCAGCACTTCCACGTTGGCGAGGTAGTTGTCCCAATACGCGAGCTGACTGTCGAGCGCCGCCTGCGCATTTGCGACGGTGGCCTCCATGTCCGCCTGTGCCTCGTCGAATAGTCCAAACTGCCCCTCAAAGCTCTCAAGGGCCGCTTGATACGCCTCGTCGTAGGCTGCACATAGTTCCTCTACCTTTTCCCTCACGCCGTCGTAGGCGGTTGCTACGGCCTCTTGGTAGGTGGCCGGGGCCTCTGCCGCCTCCGCCTCTGCCTCCGCAACATCGGCCCACCCCTGTTCGATTTCAGCGATAAGCGCGTTGTTTTCCGCCTCTGCCGCCTGTAGCTGTTCCAGCGCGTCCTTGTAGGCGTTGAGGTCGTCCCATTCGCCGCCCGTCCAAAAGTGATCCCAATCACTCATATTATCCATGCGCTCTTGTTCGAGCCGCACGTTTTCCGTGGCCTTTGCGATTTCCGCCTCAAGCTCCGCCTGCTTTTGCAATGCCTCGACGTAGCTTTCCCGTGCCTGCTGCTGTCTGGCCGCCTCTGCCTCCTGCTCGCAGGCATGTTTCATGGCCGCCACATAGTCGTCTGTACTGAGGGTGGCGTTGTCTACCAGTGCCGCCAGCTCTGGGTAGCTCTGGGCGAGCTGCTGGTTGACTGCCTCAAGCTGCTTTTCCTGCGCTGCGGTGAGGTTCGCCTGCGAGGACAAATCCTCGTATTTCTGGATTAGGGCCAGCGCCCCGACTTCCTGCGCCCGAATTTCTGTCATAGAGCTGTCGAATGCCTCGGAAACTTGCCCCACGCTCTCGCACAGCGCGTCCACCTCTGCGGTGAACTCCTCTACGGTCTGCCTGTTGGCCTCGAACGCCGCTGAAAGGTCGTCCACCTGATACTTGAGCCGCAGCGCCTCCTCCGAGGTTTCCCCGTACTTCTCGCAGGCCTCCTCATACTCTGCGTTGAGGTCTTGCAGCTCGTAATACTGCTGCCGGGTGACGGCGGTCATGCCCTCCGTCGCCCCCATATCCTCTTGGAAAGCGTCTACGAGGAAAAGAACTGCCGCCGTAACCGCTGCAATCGCTGCTGCTATGGCCGTAATGGGCCAGATAGCTACAGATAGGGTGGTGCCGAATAGGGCCGTTGCTGCCGTTGCTATTGCTGTCCCTGCGGTGTAGAGCGCAAACCCAGCCACCACCACGCCAATTCCTACCCCGATAGCGGTAATGGCCTTTGTGACGGCTGGGTGTTCGTTTAGGAATGTCCCTATTCCGTTTACCATTCCGGCCAGTCCACTTGAAATCCCGTCGAGGGAGGGCTGTATCGCGCTGGTAAAGGCAGTGCTGATGTTGTTGCTTGCCTGCGTCCACTTTTGGTCGAGGGTCTGCGCCGTGGCTGCTGTACTTGAGAGCGTTCCGCTGGCGACCTCAAGGGAGCCTGTCAGCGTGTCTACGCTGATCGCCCCGCTGCGGATGGCGTTCGCCATATCCACGCCTGCCCTGCTGCCGAACGTCTCCACCGCGAGGGCGGTCGCGTCTGCCGTGCTCTCCATGTTCGCGATCTCACTGATTACCGACTGTAGCGCCGTCCCTGCGTCCAGACCATCGTCCGAGAAGTTTTTGACGGCGGTACGCATAGCGGTGATGGCCGTCGTCCCGGTCATTCCGTATAGTTCGAGCTGTGCCAACAGGGAAATTGCATTATCCAGCGATAGCCCCATCTCTTGGAAAGAGGCCGCGCCTGTAATGAGGTTGCTGCTCAAGGTGTCTACGGAGATACCAGAGATTTGTCCAGCGTAGGCCAGCTTGTCGAGGACGCTCTCTACATTGCTGCCCTCCACACCCCACTTGTTCATAATCTTGGTGACGTTCTGCACCGAGCCAACGACGTTCGTTCCCGTGATGTTCGCATAGTCGAGGAACTTTCCCGTAACGTCGGTCAGCTCCTCCCCGGTAAGAGCCATGCGGGTGTTGATCTCTCCGATGGCTCCTGCCGTGTCGTCGAGGCTGCCGGATTTGCTGGCCGCGTATGCGTCCATCATGCTCTTTGTAAGCCCGTCCAGGGCCGCTCCGCTGGCCCCGGTCGCCTTTACTACTGTGCTTTCTGCCTCCGAGAATGCGTCCACCAGTTCATATACACCCTCTGCAATCTCTTTCAGCTTTGCGGTAATGCCTGCCGCCGCCAGCGCCGTCGCAACGCTCTCTACTGCGTTGACGCTCTTTTTACCGCCCTCCTCGGCCTCCTGCGCGGCTTGTTCGGTCGCCTTGGACAATTCCTCTGTCGCACTGCTGGCCTTGCTGTTGGCCTCTGAAAGGGCATCCGCAGCGTGTCCGGCCAGCTCTGCCGCGCTTTCCAGCGTGTCGAGGTCTGTGGTGCCGGAGGCGATTACACTGTCGTATGCCTCCATTGCGGCTGCGGCCTCCTCCTGTGCCACAGAAAGATTGCTCATAGCCTCTGCTGCGTCAACACTTGCCTTTGCAAGGGCCGCCTTTGCCTCTGCCGAAACGTCCTCATTTTTTGCAAGCTCTGCCGCAGTAGTTGCCGCCTCGTCCATTGCCGCGCTCAAGTCGCTCTGGATTTCCGCCGTGGCCTCCATGCTCTTGGCAAGCTCGCTGGCCGCCCGCTCGCAGACCTCAAACATCTGCCCCTGTTCCTGTAGTGCGTCTGCCGTCTTGTAGCCCTGCTCAACAAGCTCCTCCGTAGTATAAAGGGCCTCCAACATTCCTTTGTCATAGTTGCCGACGGCCTCCGTCCAATGGTCTGTCTGCTGTGCTATGTCCGCAATCGAGGTTGCCACGCCGTCTACGCTCGACACAACCGAGGACGCGCTGCCCTCCATTCCGTCGAACGCCGCACTTGCTACGTCTCCGGCCCGCTCGAACTGCTCGACCATCGACAGTCCGGCTTGCGCAATACTTTCTATTCTGTCGCTAATTTTATCCTCTGCGCTGAATTTCGCGGTTAAGTCCGGCATCTCTCCACCCCCTCTTGCCGTCGGTTAGATATGAAAAGGGCCTCGCAAAAGCTGCGAGGCCCAAACCTGTCGTATTCAGTTTTCCCACCCTCAAAGCTCAATCGTGCTGCGCTTTTGAGTGTGGGTCTGCTGGAAGTCCTTTACCACCTTTGAAGCGAAAGTGCCGCTTGCGGCTGTGTCGAGCGTAATGCTCTTGCTTTTCCCCTCGCTGGTGTATGAGATAACGAGCCGGGGACTGATGGCCGCGAGAGCGCCGACTGTTGCGCCTGCCGCTCCACCTAAGACATATTTCCCCGTGGCTGCGCCCGCCATTGCTTTTCGTGCGCTGCCCTCGCCTGTCACAAGGTCAATCGCCGTAACCTTTTCCCTCGCCACGGCGATCTCCTGCCCGCCCTTTTTGAATGTGATTTTGTCCGGGCCGTAGTACATCTCCACGGGGAGGTCTTTCGCAATGGGGAGGCCGCTGATGTGCTTGAGCGTTGCGCTCATGGTGGCTCCCAGCCTTTTCTCGATGGCAGTTGTCGCCCGCTTGTTTGCTTTGGCCTTTTTGTACCCGCGATAGCTGATGAACAAAAGCCCGCCGCAGAACACGGCAATAATTACGGCTGCAATAATTGCGTCTCCCATTTCTGCATTCCTCCTGCTTGTGGTTAGTGTAATGGCTTATGGCGTTATCTCAATGATGGGCTTTTCCCGCTCCGCTCTCTGCGCCCAGCACCTCGTCCCTTTGCCCCAATCGGCTAAAAACCCATGCAGGCCCGGCGGTAACGGTTCCTCACGCAGCTCCATGTACTCTCCCTCTGCGGCCTCCTCGCTCTTGTTTGGATAGCCTGCGGGGACATGGCCTGCGCGAGAGGGGAAAATGCTGCCTATGCTATAAAGCGCAAAAAATCGGGCCAGCGTCGTGTCCTCTCCGATGAATACCATGAGATAGTCCCGGCCTTTGGAAAATCCCGCTTTCTGCATGGCGGTGTATTCCTTGATAAATCCGGCCTCTTGCGCCGCTTGGAAACGCTTGTTTCCGGGCGCATGACGTATGAGTATCACGTCTTTCGGGTCTATCATCATGGCCTGTAAAACGTCGCTCACATACTCATACATCACGCAGCCCTCCGCTCGTCAGAGAACGATTTTCTTATACTTGTATTCCCAGAAATAGCCCCCGGCGCGTTTCTGCTTTCCCCGCAGGCAAGCGTTGATACAAGAGGCCGCTATTCCTGTCGCCCTTGCTGCTGCGCTCTGGCCGGGGTACTCCGCCACGACTTTCCCTGTCCGGGGGTCTATCTGTATGATGGGCGTTCTGCTGCCGTTCTTTGCCGCCGCTCTCGCTGTCCTGCTGCCGTAGTTGGTGTTCTCCTCTGCGGTGGCCCATTCGAGATTTTTGACCCGGTTGTTTTCCGGGTTTTCGTCCCGATGGTTCACCTGCGGCTTTCCCTCCGGGTTTGGGATAAAGGCAGTCGCTACAATCCTATGCAGGCGGTGTGACCGCCTTACCCCGTCTTTTCCGACAAGGGAAATCTGCATATACCCGTGCTTTTTCTTTGTCGGTTCCACAATCCGTATGCGCCGCACCCTGCCGAGATTGCTGACCTCATAAAGGCCCTCGTACCCGACGACTGGCCGCCATTTTTCCTGCATTGCAGCACCTCCAAATGCTTAAACTCTATTTTACCCCCCACCCACCCCTGTTTGTCAACAGTTTTCGGGATTTTGTCTCGAAAAGCGTCATTTCTGGTGGAAATCCTGCACTTATGACTTCGCCCGGAGCGTGTCGTGTCTCACGGGCCTTTCGTCCTCCTCAAGCTCCGACGCAATATAGAGGAGCTGTATCTCCCTCGGCATTTGGTAAAAGTCCTCCATGCGGAGGTCGTGCCTCTGCCATAGGACGTGCGCCCAATATCCGTCGGTGCCTTTGGAGGTTACGAGTTTTTTGCCGCCTCAAGCTCCTCGTCGTCGTTCACCGGGCTTGCGAGGCCGAGGGCCTGCATGACGATTTTGGAGACGTGCTGGTACTCGTCCGCCCGGAAAAAGACCTTGAGCGGCATATCCGTCACGTCCACGCACTTGAAATGCGCCATCAGCTCCGGGTCTTTGAGGTTCGGGAATTGCAGCGCCTCCACGATAAGGTGCCGGGACGCTCTGGCGCTGTCCTTTTCGGTTTTCCACACCACCTCGCCCATAGCGATAAGGGGGTTGCCCTTTTTGTCCGTCGCCATGCTCCGCTTGCGGTAGGCCTCATTGATCTTGTTGATCTCCTCCTGCGAAAGCACCTTGATCTCGAACGGGATAATTTCGCCGTTCTCGTCCCGAATGCTGTCCAGCCCCGGCGCGGTCACGACTTCCGGCTCCATGCTCCGCATGAAATACTTGAGGTTCTTCTTGTTGTCTGCCATGATATATACTCCCTTTCAAAAATTAAGTAACGGCCCCCTCCGCCCGGAGAGGGCCGCCCTGTCCTGCTGCTTACAGAATGTCTTTGGCGTTGAACGAGATCGCGTCCTCCACCACGTCGCCCCCGCTGTCGAGCATGGTGAGCGGCAAGTCCCCGGTGAGGACGCAGCCCACGCACGTCACAGTGTTGGAGCCGTACTGCTTGTAGAAGTCGCTGTTCTTGTCCTCCATAACCCCTTGGATAGTCATTTCCGGGGTTTCGTGGCTCTGCTGGTACTCCTTGATTTTCTCCTCAAGCCACTTGGAGGAGCGCCGCCGGGTGATGGTGCCAGTGATAGAGTAGCCCAGCCAACGGCTGCTGGGGGTCAGCTCTCCGAGCTGCCGCCCCGTCCAAACGTCCGGGGTCATTTTGATTTCGCACTTAATGCTGTCCGCAATCTCTACCCCGTCCAGATAGACGTGGCCCTCGCGGAGCGAAATCGGCGCGTGATTGTATTCCATTGCTCAGTCCTCCTCCCTTATCTCGTAGTGATGGTAAAGTACAGCTTTTCGGCGCTGTCCACGGCCTGCAAGCCTACGTTGAAGTAGGTTTCGTCGTCTACGCTGCTCTCCCGGTCTACGAGGAAATCCTCATCATAGGACACGTTCGTAATGGCCTCCGCGTCCTCGAACTGGCGGAGAATGGTCTTGCCAATCCCCTCCATGATGTCCCAGCCCCTCGCGTTGTTGTTGAACTTGTTGGGCGGGAAGTTGAGCTGCACGGCCTCTTGGAACGTGTCGTACACCCGGATAACCCGGTTTTTGCGGTAGCTCTTGTCTTTCTTGTCTGCGAACGTGGTGAGGCTGTTGATGTCGTACTCCACGACGATCTCCCTGTCCTCGTTGACGGAGAAGAAAAACTCGCCCGCATTGATGGCCGCGATAGCCTCCTCGTTGCTCTTGGGGTCTACGACGGCGGTGGCCCCGGCGTACTGCTTGTAGGTGAGGCTTTCGGTGTTGGTGGCCCCGGCTGTCGCTCCGGCTACCCAAGCGCAAACCTCCGCATGAGAGAGGTTGTCGCCGTCGAGGGAGACGCTGTTGGTGACATTGATAACCCCATCGTAGTCCATGCCGCCTGCGTCCGGCATGACGACCTGTACCCCTTTGCCCATGCTGTCGCGCATATACCTGATTTTGGTGAGCGCCGCCTGCTTGACGTTCTGGGCCTCCTCCCCGTTGAACGGGAAACAGACCGTATGGAACTTCACCTTTTCCCATGCGTCGATGAAGTCCGTAATGTCCGTGTTGGTGGCCTCCTCGTCCTCGCCACCTGTGAGGTTCGTCCCGGCGGCCTCTCCGAGCTTGCCTGCGCCGCTGAACGTGATGTAGGGGTTGCCCTGTGCAATCAGCTCATCCACCGTGTTCAGC